GCCCTGCAGGATTGAATATTACAAACCAATCATATGATAACAATGGATATTATTAAGTTCAATTAAGCAACATACCCCCAAATATACCCCCACATACATTTACACAGATACTAATCCTCAAATTCACCCAAACGATCAAACTGGGCAACTATAAAAATAACATTTTCACAACAAAACAAAAATACAATTCCTGTGTTCATTTTTGATAGCCTCTAAATTAAAAACACGTATATATACGCAGAAAACGTTGTTCCAGTCGTTCCAGTTGCTCCAATCCTCATAAGAAATTGAATTTAAAGAGATAACACCTTAAAAAGTGGAACAACTCAGGGTGAAAAAAGTTGTTCCAGATGGCGGTTCTGGTACAACTCGGGCGGTGAGATTGAAGCAAAATGGGAGATTTCGTACAAATTTCAGACAGTGAATACCGGGGGTTCATGGGGAAAAATTAAAGCGGAGGAGCGGCGGGAGAGCAGCGAGATGGCTTAAGCAGTGTTGCTAAATTGCTACTTTCGAAGGGTGTAAGATTGTAGCGCTGGAGTAAGTACTTGTAAATATGAGTCAGCATTACGGGGAGTCACAGGTTAATGACCTTAGCTCTGAGTATTCGGCGCTGGTAATTGGACTGACGAAGCAGGTGCACCAGATTTTCCCTGATGCCGAAGTGAGGGTGAAGCCGATGCAGGCAAACTGCTTGAATAGCGATGCCAGCAAAAGTGATCGGGAAAAGCTGAACCGCATGCTGGAGGAAATGTTTGAAGAGGCTGATATGTGACTGGTAAAGGATGAGGCAGTATGGACAGCAACTAGGGAGGCATAATCAGGGTAAGCACCGCTGGATTTGATACCAAATATTCATCACACGCTCTACTATTCTTCGCTTCGGCGATACGGACATGAACAGCCAGCAGCCTGCCGCTGCCCGTTCTTACACGACGTGGCTACGGTTAATCCATAACACGGATCTCGTCAGGCTTTCCGGATCGCGCATCGTTACTGATGCAGGTAATCGTGGACAGAACATTGTTTTCCACAGGTCGGACAGGATAAGCGTATCTTATTAGCGACCTTTGCAGTAACAGTAACTGTCCCTGTGTTTTCATCAAGGGACAACTTCTTCAACTGCCATGGCCCAGATGAGTTAATTTATGAGCGATAGCGACTTTTCGTCCATGGTCATAACCTCTGAATCTGAAGGAGGTTCATCAATAGATACAATGGTGAGCGTTTATTTATAGATATTTGTAATCAGTCCCTGTTAGGTTATCTTAATATAAGAAGATCATTTAATTTTAGACACAGGAAAAGGTGATTGATTATGAATGTTGGACATATCGCTACAAAAAACTTCGCCGCAACTGAAGTGAGCACCTGTAACAGCCAACAGAATACTTCTACGGAGTTATCCTCCTGCATTATTAATGCAGCTTCAGAATGTACCGCTTTTGTCAGAACGATAATAAAGAAATCGGACAGTTATGATGCAATGCAAATTGATAAACTTAAAATTGATACGCTGGACAAGCATGATGAAATTAATTCACAAAGAGAACATCACAAAAAATTTCTGCAAGCTATAAAAGCAAACGCTTTTGACAGGGCCATGATAGAAAAACCTGAAGACCCAATACCACTGAGTCTTATATATTCCTCCATTGATTCAATAAAATACAACACAGGAAACTGTGCTGATATGTCGTTAATTTTAGGCTCGATTATTGCAAAATACATACCACAAAGGCTAACTGGAATCGGCTTTTCGAAAAATAATATATTTGATGCCAGAATAAACACATCCCTTATGTATAATAGCGCGTCAGGAGGAAATCATGTGGTCGTGCTTCTGACCTTTACTGATTCAAAAAGAATATCGGAGTATATACTTGACCCCTGGCTAGATGCGCGCATTTTCAAAAAGGAAGAGTCATATGAAATTTATAAAAACAATAGCAACAAATATATCAATGAAAATCATTGCTTCGAAGTATACGATAAATACTCTGCTGTAATGAATAGCGCTGGATATATAGAAGCTATCGCAAAGACAATAAATAATTTATATGGAGTTAATCTTGATGAAATTCAATTAACCAATCCATTTAAGTTTATATAAATAACTCTTATAACTGATTAATGGAGTGTTATTTTTCCATGAATGGCATCAAAGGCATGTTACTCGCCGGGAACTTTCTGTACAGCGTCGACAGCCCCACATCATAAATAATCGCTACCTGCTGTCGCGGTACTCCTGCCCGAGCTGTGCCCATAGCTCCAGGGTGAGTTTTGGACGTCTGCCACCAATACGCCCCTGCTCCCTTGCCGCTGCCAGCCCGGCGCGGGTTCTTTCCACAATCAGTACCCTCTCCATGGTAAACCGTGTGGAGACCTCAAATCCTGACTGGCCGGAGAAACCAGTTAGCTATTAATGATTGGCGGGATTAGTTTTACCACTGTGGAAGATAGAAACGTGCACAGAGAGATTATAACGCCGTGGTGCTGAGCTGACATCACCAGAAAAATATGGTTATGTCAGCCAGCTAAAATTTATTTATTCCACTGACAGATTATTCCAAACTCAGGTGGTCTCATTTTATCCGGTGGATAATTTTTACACCAGTCTGGTGGAGGAGGTAAAACAACATCGCCTATGTCTAGTTCGCCCGGTTTGTGAGCAGGGGGCGAGTTACTGGCAGCCATGGCAGATGTCGAAATAAATGCAGCCGACAATGCAAAGGCTAGGACTGAAAATATATTCTTAATGTGTCTCATAATATCACCCGTGAATATTCAGATTATCCTTGCTGTTGACTTCCTTCATTTCCAGCATAGCTCACGCTGTATCATCATTGAATAAACAATTAAGTTTATTGAGCGAAAATTTACTTAAAGAAAAAATAATAAGCATTAATATTTTTGCAATATTTCAACTCAGCCAGAATGAATGTGTGTAGATGACCTAAAAATGATGAGCAGGAATATCGATAGCTAGTAAATCACTACTGTGGTAATGAAGGCCACCTGATTGCAGTAAAGGCGGACGCGTCTTTCACGCCGCTCAAATCCAGCGTTTTAAGCGCCCTGATATACGCCATCCATTTAGTCAGGCTGTCCTTATCGTCATCACTGATTTCCCCCAATGCCAGTTCGGTTCGCCAGTCAGCAATGGTGCTGTTAGCATCGGCAAGTAGTTTCTGTCGTGTAGTTTCGGCTTTTGCATGATAATTAACGGGAGCAGCGACAACAGCTCCTTTCTTATACTGCCAGTCGCCATAGATATTAAATCCTGCAGGTAACTTGTTAACCTCAACAACTGAAAAACCAGCCGGATAAAGACGTGATACATCTTCTGATACGGAACGGATTATATTTTCGGAGTCAATGCATAGCTTGTATTTTTTCGTGAATTTACTCAGCGATTCGTAGAAGTCCTGACCATCTTCACTACGGAAATACAGAAAATTGCTATCATAATCCGGGTCGTCAGGAATGTATCGGTTAACGTTTTTTAATTCCATTATATTTCCCTAAATCATCCATTAATGGTACGCCAGCCATTACCAACCCACATTTGCAGCGGTCGATACACAAATGTCACACCGTATGCTGTTGTTGGGTCATGTCTGGCTTGTGTTAAAAAGCAACCAGCAGGCGCTTCTGCAGGTCCATATTCATCTACTTTGCCAGGCCATACTGGAGCGCCGCGCTGGATATTTTGGACATAACGATTATCTGATTCGCCTTTTGTATATACGTTTCCTGATGTTAAATAACGGGCGTCGAAATTACCGTAATTATACGGAATAACTTGTCCATTAACAACAAACTGAATACTGCCATCGGTATTACGCTGGCTGTATAAATGCCATCCCTGGTCGTCATCCAGCTCAATAACCGTTGGTCGATTTCCGTCACCCCACAAATGAAATTGAGCATTCAGCACGGAGTTATTTGAGCTAGTCATGGTCATTCGTTTGGCATTGCCTGCGCGAATGGCTCCCAGAACCTGCATTTCACCGGGAGCGACACGAACGGTGTGCTGGCTATTCGCAAACGTATCCAGTATCCCGTCACCGTTCTGTTTAATTCCTGTGTCGTTATCGCCGAACACAATCGAATTACCACCAAGCGCATTGTCAGTACCAATGCCTAACGGACCGTTTAGCCTCCCTCCATTAACTGACAGCGCTCCGACATCTTCGGGAGTGGGTTTCATCAGGCTATTAAACAGTGTATATGTCTGACCGCTGGTTGAGTTCCCCGGCTGGACTGATGAATATTCAGGTGTACTGTGCAGCGTGACATTTGCATTACCGGTGTAATCATATTGCGCAATTAACCAGTACGCATACTGGCCGATATTAATATAAATATCGTAAGTATCTCCTGATGTGTTAATCCAGGCACACTCAAGAACACCGTTAGGTGAGCGTTTCCATAATGTGGCAATAATTCCTGCAGGAGAGCCATTACCGGAACGCAGCACCAGTTCACTGATAGCCGCCGTTTCAAACGCGCCGACGTTAAAACCAGCCCCGCCATACAACTTAATCACCACGGTAGACGTGGACTGCGGCATTACAACCGTGGCGATTTTGAACCAGCCTGATTCACCAAGTGTAATGGTATTCGACGTTACCGCGCCGATAGTTCTCGCAAATTGTTTTTTGTCCGGAATGTCGTCGCCGTTCTGGTCTTTTTGCAGTGCGCCCGCAGCCAGATTTATCGTTTCGCCTAAACCAACGTATTCGATAAGACCGTCAACGCTTTTTCCTGACAGCGCCGTCAGGGTTTCGTCCAGCGGCTGCTTGCCAGCCAGTTTATTCAGTACTGTGGTGGCAAAGTTCGGATCGTTTCCCAACGCGTCAGCCAGTTCCTGCAGGGTGTCCAGTGACTCCGGTACGGAACCAACCAGCGCGGCAATCAGTTTGCGGACAAACTCCGCGTTTGCTGTCTGAAGCCCTTTAGCATCGTCTGGCGGCGTCGGTGTGGTCGGCGTTCCAGTGAATGCCGGGCTGTCCAGCGGCGCTTTGGTCTGTACCTCACCCATAACGGTTTTTACCGCCTTTGGTGTGGCTGCCAGCGCTTCGCTGTCACTGTCCGTGGCACTGCTTAACTTAACGATACCTTTTTTCGTCAGGCTGGCATCTTCCAGGGAAATCACGTCCGCGATGTCTTCTGCCCGTTTTGCGGCATCTTCTGCTCTGGTGGCTGCTGCTCCGGCAGCAGTACTGCTTTGCGCCGCCAGTGATGCGCTGGTATCAGATGCGGCGGCGTGATTGGATGCCTCCGATGCTGATGACGAGGCGGCTGTTGCGCTGGCCGCTGCTGTACTTGCTGACGTTGCTGCGTTTGTCTCAGATATTTTTGCTGCGGCTGCCGATGCGGCTGCCGCCTTTTCCGACGCTGCCGCCGCAGTGGCTGACGCACCTGCATCACCGGCACTGGAAGCCGCCTGCGTTTCTGACGTCTTCGCGGCGGTTTCGGATGCTCCGGCGCGCGCTGCTGATGTCTGCGCCGCCGTCGTGCTGGCGGCTGCGGCAGCAGCTGAATCGCCGGCGGCAGTACGGGAGGCATCTGCATTCGCTTCAGATGTTTTCGCTGCGGCTGCCGATGCGGCTGCCGCCGTTCTGGCTGTGTCAGCCGACGCCGCGCTGGCTGATGCCTCCCCGGCTTTTGTGGTCGCCGTACCTGCGCTGCTCTCCGCAGATGCTGCGGATGAGGCTGCCTGTGTGGCTGATGCTTCTGCCGCTCCGGCTGCATTCACTGCTGCCGTGGCGCTTTCCGCCGCCTGACCTGCTGATGTCTGCGCCTGTTCAGATGCCTGCCCTGCGACAGTGGCATTCCGCGATGCCTCCGATGCCTGGCGGGCAACTTCTTCCACCATCGACTCAAAATACCGCAGCGCCTCCGGGCGGACGTCGTCTTCCGTCATGGCCCCCAGAAAATCATTCAGGGTTCCCGGTTTTGAATCATCGTAGACCGTAATAACTCCGGCATGTGACGGGGGATACCCTTCCACCAGGAGCATGACAGTGTACTGCCCCTGCTCCACATCCATGCTGTAGCGCCCGGCGTCATCCGGATTTTCCGATGCCACCGTATTCACGACCACCGTCGTACTGGTCCGGCTGGCTTTCAGCTGAATGGTGCAGTTCTGTACCGGTGTTCCCGTGGCATCTTTCAGTACGCCGGAAATAAGTACTGGCATATTACCTCCATAAAAAAGCCCGCCCGCAGGCAGGCTTTCAGATTCGTTCACATCTCAGCACTGATTGTCCGGGTCGCGTAAATACGCCGGCAGTGAACACTGGACGCTCCGCGTGATTGTTTTTCCCTTTGCCTCGCGGTGCTGTTTCTGCCCACGGTCGGTGCCGGTATAAATCCGGGTCTGGTTTTCAATATTGCTGTTGCCGCTTCCTCTTCCGTTATCGGCAACGGCAGCAGTGGA